AAAAGGCGCTTCTGGCAGCTTGCGCCCGCTTGGAGCGCAACCGCGACTTAGGTCGCAATTTAATATGGGTTCTGTTTCCCCATCCCCAGTAGTGCCCTCCGTCGTCCGTACCAAGAAAATCCATGTTACTGACGACGATGGCTTTGTGAGCACAGTCAAAGTTCCTTTGACCGTTAAACACAAAGTAAAGGCCGTCAAACCACCTCTTGCTGTGGTTAACCGGCCAGTCAAAGTGGTAAGCAGTAAGGCCAGTTATAGGCCCGACACTTCTTATTTTTCTGTTGGTCCCACGGGTTATTCTTATATTATTCCCGCTGGTGTCTCCACTGCTACAATACCACATAAAGACCACTTTTCAGATTCCGGCGGTTACGTTTTGGTTCCTAATGTCCAAGATGTTCCCGTTGGCACACCCGGTGCCTTGAAAACACGCCTTCGGACTAACAATGGTCCCAGCACGTCTTCACGGCCTGCCAGCTATCGCTTTATGCTGACCGGCTCGCGTGCCAAACTTGACACACCTGTGGTCAAACTCGGGATGAATCGTGGTATTAACCCAAATCAACTTCCAAAGCTTGGCACCAAACCCGCTCGTCGAATTAAGGTTAAATTACCCGTAGTTAGGCGTAGGTCGTGGCAGCGCGTGCCTGTGCAGTTTGAATTTCCTAAACACAGTTACCTCAATGATCCTAATTATGTGCGCAACAACGTCCACCAGTTTACGTCGTTGGATTATAAATGGGGTAACATTCCGGATTCTTCTAAGACTCGTTCTGGCGGTGGTGGTTCTCGGAAACCTGTCAGACTCACCAATAAGCGTAGTTACAGGTCCACCATCACTTCTCGTGTTAAGGATTTTTCTATTCAAACTGCCAAGCCTAAAGTTGATTATTCACGTCTTTTGCTTGAATTGCGTAAACGCATGACCCCTTTTCAGCGTAAGCATTATGTTATCAACTCTAGTGATGCTAATGGCAAGAAATGGGTCTCGATTTTTCGGGCACTGAGGGCTAACTCAAAGTCCGATGTCCTGACCGATGCGTTGGCTGCTTGGGATTTGGTGTTGCACCGGCAGCCACCTGTTGGCCGTCCGGTCCAATCACTGGCTGCCTTAGCTTACCAGGATAGCGATTCAAGTTCAGACGATGATGACGTAGTCGAAAAACCATCCGTCGTTTTGTGCGTTAATTTGCCGTCTTCATTTGACCGCCCTTTTGTCAACGCACTTGACTTTTTACCTGACCCTCCCGGCGAATTGTGGAAGCATAGTCCTGTCGCTGTTGCTAGGGTTCGTAGGTCACGATGGACACGATTAGCAACTCTCCCCCCTGGCAGTATTTATTTGTTTCCTTCTAAAGTTAAGTACGCTCCAAGTCGTGTTGATTTCACGGTCGCGTTTGCGCTTATCACTCCGGAGGAAATCAAGACTTACCAAGGTAAAGAGCTGTTGGAATATTGCAAAAAGCATGGTTATCCGGTTTTTTCGGATTTGCATGGTCATCAACTAATTCGCAACAATGGATTCAATTCATTTTAACATCACATCTCATATTATTGAGATGCGTCTTAACGCTACTTCTAGCGAATCAAGATACGTTTTCATGGATTCTTTCAACGCATCGTTTTTGGTTGTTGGCATCTTCTTGGCACTACTCGCCTTTGCAGCGCAACATAGTGCCACGATTCGCTTATGGTTTTCCGCTTTGTTTATGTCATTACGGCCTTCCCGCAATGCTCTTACCCCTGACTACAGCGAGACTTATTATCAAACCCGCAATGGTTCACTTCGGCAGGCGATTTATTCGTTCTGTCACCCCGTTGGGTTGCATAATATTACTGGTCATTGGCTACCAGTTTGGTTTCGCGCCTTCATTGGCAGATCAGGTTCTTACTATTCGATGCGTACGTATGGATTAACCGCGTCGACTGAGCAGTTGTTTGTGTTGAACGACAAATACAATGTTGTATTTCTTGGTAAGGGTTCCTGGTTTAACCAGAAGGTTGTTTGTCAGCGCACCTATCCTTTGCATGCTGACGCAACCTTGTGGGTGGGCTGCTTTGCCCGCCATCTAAACCCAAGTGTCGTTCCTTCATCGGGCCCTTTTGACGGGGTTATTATTCGCCAGACATATTTGCCCGGCCCGTTTCATATTTGTGGCAGTTCCTGTCCACAATATTACCCCAAGATGCTAGATGATAGCTATGTCGTCCAACAGTTTGGCAAAGCGTTATATATGCACAGCCAAGATTCTGTCCATTTAGCATTTGAGGGGGTTTACCACCATGTCACGTTGCCTTTGTCTGTGTTGCTAGACGCCGTTAGCAGATATTGCTTATCTTCCAAAGCCACTAACTACCA